TTGCATGGCGGTTCCTTAAAATTGATTGATTAGTGTCGGGAAAAAGAAAGGGGCCATTGCGGCCCCTAAGGTGTCTTACTGTCTGGTTATTGAAGCTCTCTAAAGCGTTGGTGCGTAGCACCTCAAAGCCGTCTGCGTAGGCGGCTTTACGGTGTCACTCAGTTGGTGGTTCAGGCAAGGGCATCCAGTGGGTTACATCTCCATCAGCGAACCCTGAAAATCGGCCTTCTATAAACGCTGAGCAGTCAATAAGACTCAATACAGATAAACAGCAAACTAGGCATATCTGCCCATCGTATGGATTTTTTTCACTGCACTTAATCCACTCCATCCTCTTCTCCTTATCGGTTACTGGCCGCGAGCCTCAACCATGGCATCAGCCACTATGTAGGCCACTTTCGCTATTGTCATATTGGTTTCCGGATGGTCATCACCTAACGAAAACCTGTCGGATGTTCCCGTAATAATTGCGTGCATAGCCTTAGCCGCGAAGTAATCGCGCAGCGTCATTCCCTCCCTCCAGTTGTAACTGCCCATTGATACAGGGAATGCCTGCCCTCCGGTTTCTTTACTCATCTCACTCTCCTGTCAGTTATTACCCAGCGCCTTGGCAATGGCTGCCTGCGCAAGCTCAATCTCATCTGGATAGTTCTCGTTCCAGTTCTGTTTGTATGCTTTATTGAGCATTGCCTGAAGCGCCTCAAGCAGCTCTGACTTGACCTCTTCGTGGTATGAAACCAGCCACTGAACAACCTCTGAATCATCAAAGTTCTCCATGCCTTCGATGTATCGTGGCGACAAGCCTGATTTCAGGCTCTGATAAATCTCATTGTCATTCACTCTCAATCTCCTCAGTAACCTGTCACGTACGCCAGCGCCATCAGCGCGACTATTGTTAAACCAATCCAGATACTCTCTTTCCGTGTAACCATGGTGTTGGCCTTAACGGGCGTAAAAAGCCGCTCAGTGGCGGCTATTCGTCGTCGTATTCGTCTTCTTCTTCGTCATCGAGGCTTTCCTCATCAAGCTGATCGAACCACTCAATGTACTGCTCAGCAGCCTCACGAAGGTCTCTCGCCGCTCCAGCCTCGCCAGCGCTTAGCTCGTTGATATTTCCCATCTCACCAACCTTTTCCAGGCACCGCGAAAAGTCCTCTGCGGTATTACGGAAAAGGCAATAACTCATAGTTGCCATGCTCACCTCACTCTCACGTTATGCTGTTGGCCTGAATTCAGGTAATAAAAAAGGCTGCGGGTTAGGCAGCCTCTTGTGATTCCCGGCATTGCCGGTTTAGCTTGTTGAATACGTCCCGAAAGGTGGGGTATTCATCCTTAGATACCTTGCTTAAGTAGCGGTGCCCGATGATTCCGGACTTCTCATCGAGAACGATGCGGCCGCCACTTACCCCAACCACAAAGAAGAATCGGGGGTGCTTTCGCCACTGAGTAATCAGGCCATCATCAATCGCCTGCTGAATGTATGCTGGCAACTCAACCTGACTTACGAGAGCAATCTTTGTTTCTTCACGTTCTATTGCATCCTTGGTGCGTTGAATGCTGTCCTGTAACTTCCTCAGTCCATCGCTCTGTTTATCCCACTTCTTCACCGTTGCGCGTCCATTGCGCTTGTCGTTGAGAGGCTGTCCATTTGCCTGAGCTACGGTGTCGAAGTGGTTTTGCAGTCGCTCATCAAACCGCGCCTCTTTCTTAGCGAGAGACGCTTTCAAAATCTCAAGTCGCTTACTCATACCGTTATCTCGCCGTTACGATGTCTTTAGATTTGCGATAGCCAATAAAAAACCCGCCGAAGCGGGTTTTGTGTCTCAGGATTTACTCATCCCAGAGTATTTTTTCGTATAGCTTAATTTTCTTTTGAAGCTTCTTTAACTCTTCGCTGTGCAGCCACCAGGATATGGCTAAACCCAGAATTGCCCCTGTTAATATCCCGTACCAGTAATCATCCATTTTTTTCTCTAAGTGCTTATTGTCACTAAGCTTGGCGCGGCAATTTTATTCCCAAAAAAGAGAATGCAAAAGCGTTTATTCCCTTAATTAAATAAGACCTTTTGGAGGCATTGATTTGCCACGCATCTTCTGCACAGCGTGAATCTGACGGCCAGCTTCGTTACCAACCCTCTCGTGCTGACGACGCAGCTTTTCTTCTCGCTTAATTGCCAGCGGTTCGTGGTATGCCAGTGCTTGTGCCAGCTGCTGTCCATAAGGGTTAACTACCTCTACTGCCTTAACGACTCGGTCAACCGGCTTGCGGTTCAGCGTGAGGATAGGGCGGCAAGCAGGTTTAGCCTTAACGCCAACCAACAGGGGGTTGGCTGCTTTCCACTCTGCATGTTTTGCAGCACGGCGCTCACGTCGACGTTCTTGTGCGTTCATCTCATTCTCCTGTCAGTTAGCTTTGGTACTGTCGACGAAGCTGGTTGATAGACAGATTGTCTATCGTGCCGACCAGTCCAAAGCTTGCTGCTTTGAATGTTTGCGCTTATTCAGCGCGCTATGTTAAGGAGCGAACTTCCTGTTAGTGCTTCAGCGTCCTGCTGATGGGATAAAGATACAGATAAAACTGTATTACCGTCAACAGATAAAACTGTAAAAGTGATATGAAAACACATATATATCTGTATTTAAAAGGAAAGAAATTTTGTAAAGGCACAAAAAAGCCCGCTCAGTGGCGGGCTATTTTAGATAAACTAATAAAAGCGGGGGGGATAGATAGATGACTCTTAATGTGGCTTAGGCAGCGTTGGCTTTTGAAGTGCAAGGATAATTCTCTCTGCTTGCGGGGCGGGCAATGCTTTCTGCTGAACCTTGTTAGCAAGGTAAGTTTTAAGATGCACATTCACATAGGTGGTATAGAGCCAATCCCTGAATATCCCTAAGCAAGAGTTGGGATATATGTTAGCCTCTTTCTGATTCCCTTTGCTTTGAGGGAAGTCTTCAGGATAGTTATGTGGATGAAGTATTCTTGGGCCATGAACAGCTTCTAGGTTATTGTCTTTCCAGTATTTTGCCCACCTTTGGCCAACGCTAATATCAGGTATTGAATGCGGATCTAACTGAAACTCGCTATTAATCAACCTAACAGTCAGGTCAGCCATTTCTCTAAATATAGAAAAATAACCGATTGGTATACTGTCGTTCGCAAGAATGCGCTGCTGGAAGACATTCCATGAGCTGCTGATAACCGCTTGATTAGGCTGCTGGTACCCAGATTGCTCATAAATCATGCGTTTAAGTGTATAATCTGCCAGCCTTACAAAGGTGTTCCGAGCTTGGGTGTTATCAAATCCTGTGGCATCAAACGCATAATACTGAAGTATAGACATGCACACGAAGTCAGGGTACGCATGAGTTTCCACACCCTGTTTATTATGAGTCCTTGTGAAAAGGCGCTCTACATTAGTGTGGCCTCTTAACTCAAGGTAGGAGGCAACTTTTCTTCCCCTGGGTTTGTGTTTTTCAGTTTCCCAGTTGGAAGTAAACAGACGAAGAGGGGCTTCATCAATACCGCAAAGATTCGCTAAACCATACAAAGTTAAATAAGGCGTTCCGTCATTAAGAACACCCATCGGTATTCCATTTGAAACAACCTCAACAGTCGGATACAGGGAAAGATTACCCTGCGATCCGGGTGTAGGAGAATTAGACATAACCTTTTGTTTCCTATAGATTTTTGACCCCGATCGGTCTTTTTCCCTGGAAAGCTTAAGCGTACAGTCTTTGCTGTTTACGCGCTGTGTGTACTTCTTCGGCAAATGCCGCAAAATCTTTATCCAAACGCCTCTCTTGGCTTAAGCCCCTGGCATCCACGCCCCGCTGGCAATGAACCATACCAAGAGTGTTATCCCTGCTATTCCACAAACAGCAGGGAAGATGTATCCAATCTTCATCTCATCACCCAAACGTCTCTTCCGGCCACTGAGCCTTAACCACCTTGCCAATGATGCTTGCTATCTTTTGCGGCGGTAAATGCGGTGTTCAACCATTGTCCCGATGATCTGGATGTGCCTTTCAATGCTGCGCATTATTGGGTAATCATCATTCAGCGGGATTAATTCAAAGTGCTGCCGGCCGTCTTCTGCAAGAGTGGTTGGGCGGTACTTTTTAAAGGTGGCTTCATGCTCACCGTTCTTCGCGACGACAAATTCTCCAGGCGCCGGCTCTATTTCCGGATCAACGATAATGACATCGCCAGCCTTAAAATCAGGCTCCATAGAGTCGCCTACAATCTTTAATGCAAAGGTGTATTGCGACCAGTCCATATCAGTCATGACGTACTCACACGAGCCATCAAGCGCCTCTATTGGGCCTTTGGTAGCCATCTCTCCAGCTTGTACATAGCTGAGCAATGGAATCCTCCTTGTATTCACCTCGCTAACAGGCTGGAAGTTACCACCGTTAACTAGCCATGACGGATCACAGCGAAGAGATTCAGCAATACCAACAATGTTGCGGGGCTTTAATGTTTTACCTTCCTCAATACTCGCCCAGGATTGCTGTCTGATTCCAGCTTTTTCTGCAGCTTCTGCCTGAGTAAGGCCCAACTCGACTCTTCTTTGTTTTACCCGTTCTGCAAGGCTCATAGCATCCTCTCCATTTCCTTACATCCTCACAGTTAAAGCTGTATTTGACAAACAGAAGTAACTGTTAGACAATACAGATAAAACTGTGGAGGTGAGTAATGGACACAATTTCTCAACGCCTCAAACAGAAGCGCATGGAGTTAAATCTGACACAGGCGCAATTAGCTGAGAAAGCTGGAATGAAGCAGCAATCAATACAGCAAATTGAAGCAGGTTCTACACAACGCCCGCGCTTCTTGTTTGAACTTGCCGCAGCCCTCCAGTGCGACCCGCTCTGGTTACTGTACGGCAAGAAACGCGGCTCTCGGGCCGCATAAGCAACACCGCTCTTAAACATCCCGCGCTGAAAAAGTGCATCAATCAACGAAACAACAAACGTTCGTGGCAATAGCTACGGCTTTGTCACGTCTGTTAATCAACCAACTAACAGGAATTATCAAATATGGAACATGCAAATCACAGCAAAAGGATTCGTGAGGTGGAGAGTGAGCTTCGTTCTCGCCTGGTAACGATGGGGCAGACGAACTTCGCAAAGATGGCTGGCTGGGCTGATTCAAAGGTCAGCCGGTTAAACATTCACGATATGGCTGTGACGTTCGTTCTTCTGGAGAAGGTATGGGAGACGAGCTTAATCAGGGAAGTGGCACGGCAGGCAGTAGAAGCAGTGCTTCCACCAAAGAAAAAGTCACCGGCTGGCACCAGTGACTCTTCTCAAATAACCATCGAATTTTGAACCAATTCAACGAGGTAATTATACATGAAGAAGCATTCATATCGCCATACCGGCGTGCATAAAAACCTTGCCCGACTCGACTTTCTCATGAAGTGCAACCCGGCTATTGGGCCGAAGTTGCGGGAGTTGTTTGAAGAGAATAAAGCGAAGGAGAGGGGCAAATGAGTAACGTCAGAAGTCTGGCTGAAGCGAGAGAGGCCAGAAAGAACCAGGAGACACCGCATCATGGCGGTAAGGGGTATGCCTTGCTGCACCG